AATACTCCTTGGTCACCATATCTTTGACGGTGATAGACAGCATTTCTTCTGCTGCTTCTTCTACGTTGGGGAATCCGTTCTCACATTGCACCTCAATATCAAGTGCAAAGATCTTCATCTGACTGATATCATAGTCAACCTCTTTAGGGAACTCCTTAGAGATAAACTGATAAACAAATCTTTCGTATCCATGGACTCGGAATCCATCGACACCTTCATACTGTTGGATAAAATCTCTTGCCTCTCTAGCAGATTCAAACCTAACTGGTTTGACGTATTCACCACTCAGGGTTTGATGCTTCTCTTTTTTGTTGGAGGGTACAAATAAAGTAGGTGAAAAGTGGGCACGAGATTGGACTGGTTGCCCATCTTCATACCCACGATAAAGAATTGTGTTGCCTGCTAGTTGGACGTTGGTGTAGAATCTACCCATTTACTTTTTTGTACTCGTCGCGAATTTTGTCTGACGGATCCACTATAGTGAAAAGTGACTCACTTGTCAAGAACAAATCTCTTTGTGACGAATACAAAGGATACTGCTCTAGAGCACCACCCTCTAGGATGCGATAGCATCCCTCTACCAACAGAGCAGGTTCTTCATCCAACTCTGTAACTTTACCAATCAAATACTCATTCAGATTCCCGTTTTTCAACAGGATCACTTTCAGGTTCGATTCCATGTGTTGCCTCCACCAATTCTTTATATTTGTTGAGTACATCGTCATGTGTTTCGTATGCACTAATGATTTCATCGTATCGAACGATGATCTTATGTTCCTTCGCTAATGGTGCAAAAGGTTCCATGGTGATTTCAGGGTTGCTGATCTTGTGAATCTGCCCTTCATCATCCTCGGCATTGATACCATCAGAGATCCAAATAGTATATGGATGAATCATTTGATACCCGAGGACTTTAGATTCTCCCTCTTGAGAGATCTCTCGAATGTCACAGATAACATCCTCACCGTTTCTTGTTCTTACGATTCTTACGCTCATTTGTTCTTTGTGAAATAGTAAATGCTGCTTCTTTGATTACGTCCTTGAGAACTTTGTAATCAGATGTTTCCTTTTGTTCCGCAATAGGACGGACTAGTCTCATTATATCATCGATACAGTGTGATGGCAAGTCCAATGTTAGGAGATCCGATTCTCCCTCATAGTTATTCGGTTTTAGGTTTAGATAGATGTTCATACTAACCTCAAATAAAAAGAGACCCTCAGCGGGTCTCTTCTGTTGTACATTATATATCACCACTCATCAATATAACTTTGGCAGGTGTCAGGATTTTTCCTGCACCAGTTTCTGACATATGAATCAGCGTCAACTTCCATGGTGTAATGTGCATGGTTGTGGAACAATCCAATTAGGATTAACATTCCTACCGACAAGATATTAAAGTGTGTCGCTGGATGCAACATCATCACCTTCAGGTAATGAAGAATTTTGGATCTCATAAACTTTGTGTTTCTGGTGATCAGGGATAATCCTCTGTAATTCTATCACTAGCAATCCATTGTTGAAAGTGACTGTGCCGATTTCGACATCATCTGATAGGTTAAACCCTCTTGCGAATGAGCGAGATGACACACCCTTATGTAGATACTCTTCCTCGACCTTCTTATCTTTTCTTGATTTTACTACAAGAACATTACTTTCAGTAGTAACTTCGATATCTTCTTTTGACCAACCAGCAAGTGCTAATTCAATTCTCCACTTGATTTCTGATTCTTTGACAATGTTATATGGGGGATATGATTCGTTGACTGATCCCGTCCCATAGGAATGCAGTCTGTAAAATAAATCGTCCATGCCTACACTGTAGCGTTGTGTAGCATCTACGATGGCACCAAGATCTTTACTGGTGAACTTTCTAAGTCCAGTCATTTGTTATGCTCCTTTTATAAGCGAGTTTGTATGTGTGGTCCCCGAAGGCAACCGCAAATATTTAGTAGTCATACCTATTAACATATAGGTGTACCTACCGAACATATTTGTAACGTTTTCCCCATATACATATAGTAGGATCCCTCTCGATGGAAAAATGAAGAAATTTTTACCATTCGTTATGTTAATGATGGCAGCACCAGCACACGCTGATCTTACCCATCGACTCTCTTCTAGTGTTCAACTGCAAGTGAATTCAGCAGCAACACAAGCAACTCGCCTAGGAAATTCCTACAGTATTTCAGGTAATAACGTGAATACTACTGACGGTACGACTGCTGGAACAATTACTGGTGGTACGATTGCTAGTGGTATCTATGGTCCTGGTACTATTTCAGCAACCCAGAAAACTGCAGGGGAATCGTTCAGTTTCAGTACCACATTCACTCAAGCTGACGTAATTCCTACTAGTGCAGTTACAACTGGTGAGGTTGCAAACTTCGGCAGCATGACAAGTAATGCAGCTGGATCTGCTGGCGACTTAGCTGGTACAATCAGTTCCAATGGATCAATGGCGCTAACTGCTGGCGGTGCGGGCACATCTGCAATCGGACAGTTCTCTAGTGAAATCCTTATCAAGTAAGGAGAATCCTCGTGACCATCCTTTCTGGAAAGACCTCGTTATTTACTGCGATGAGTGTGGTGGCAATCCTGAGTACAGGTGCCACCGCCCAAGCAGTCCCCGTTGTCCCAAATTTTCAGCAGGGCCAAATGACGACTCACACAGAGACAACATCTGAAGTGGTTGAGGTCATAAACTCGATGGACTATAACACTGGATATACATATAGTGTAAGTGGACATGGAGTTGAACCTCAAAGCGGCACCAATATAACACCGTCTGGAACTGAATCAATCAGTGTACAGGCACCTTCATCATCAACTAATAGTAATGGAATCTCTTCGACATGGACAGGATTGAACATGGGAACACGACCAGCGTGGAAGCAAAGCACACCTGGCGGTCAGTTTTCCTTCGTAGAGTCTTACATGGCACCAGGTCTTTCAAATCATACGATTATCGAAAGAACAACAACAATTCAAAGCGTAACAGACACTACAAGTATCTTTACGCAGTAATCGCACTTCTATGTGCATCACCTGTGAATGCAGAGACAGTTGGTGGTGTATCTGCTACTGCAGCTCCAGTCGCGAATAGTTCGGGCTCAGTCACCAACCAGGCAATTCAGGTTTTACAAGGTCCGTACATAACTAACCAATATGGAGATGGCATTAGTTGCCAAGGACCCACACTAAATTTCACTCCATATGTTACACGAAGCACTTCTTGGCAGTTCCCCTTTGAGAGTCACTATGCTGACCCTGTATATAACATGCTCGACCTTACTGGGGATTTTGATGACGATAATAACCCTATACCAGACGGGATACCTGACAATCCAGGTGACATCCTCTACTATCGAGATATCAGAACGGGACAAAAAGATAACTACAACTGGAACGCAGGATTCTCAGCAACAATCTCGTGGCCATTAGATAAGAAACAACAAACACTTTGTAAAGAAGCAGCACAACATCATAATGATTTGCGTGGTCAAATGCTTGCCAACCGTAGATTAGAGTTTGAGCTTACAAGATTAACCAAATGTGGAGAGATGGCAAAGAAAGGTATTACCTTCGCTTCATGGAGTCCTTACTATCGTCTATGTCAAGACATAGAAGTCAAAAATGTAACAGGTGTGCCTCAACATAGTCACGTTATTCCTCAGAAAGTTTCTACCAATGCAAATGACTTAGGTCTACCAATGTCTATTGGTGACACTAAAAAATAATTACTTTTTCTTTTTGGGTTGCTTGAGTTCAGGCAACCCTTTCTTTTCTCTATACTTATTGGCACGAATCTCATTAGCAGATAACTTAGGAGGTTCTTTTCCTAGTGCCTTCTTGATCTTTTTAATTATCTGTTTAACAATTGGTTTAACAACTTTCAATAAGAATGGTGTTGCTGTTGCTGCAGCAGTTGCAACAATAGTGATACCTACTGTAGTTGTAACTTGTCCTGTTGACGGAACTGCTTTAATAATCTGATCTGTTACATTTAAGTCTTCTTTGATTGCGACACACTGGTTTTCAATAAATTTATACTCTACAATCTTTTTCTTACCAGCATCAGTCAACGTACCTACAGGTGCTTCTATCTTCTGCACTTCTGTAGGACACTGCGGTAATTCATTTGGTATTTTAGGTGTCTCAGGAACAATAGGTTCGGGAGGTGGAATCTTAGGAGGTTCCACCTTTTCTTGTTCCCACTTAAGTTTGTCTTTGTTATAGTCAATAGGATTGAATGACGGCACACCAGAATCACAATAGACCTTCACACCTCTAGGGTCATCAATCTTTAGCGACTCTTTATTACTTTCATGTGCTTCAACACAACCAGGTATATTAACGATTGGCACACCAATTTGACTAGTCACTGGTGGTGCTGGAGGAATGACCGTAGGTGCTTCCTTCAACCACTCAGGCGTATATACTCTAGGAATTGGTTGTATGCCTACCCTGTTATGGGGTATCGCTATCTTTGGTATCTCCATCTTCACAGTCCTCACTTAAATCACTAGCAATTTCACCACCAACCTCGGCACCTTTATCGCCACCGAAGATAGCAACCAGACCGCCTAGGACAGGTCCTACGAAAGGAATACCTGTGACAGTACCTGCTGCTGCAGCACCCATACTAGCGCCTACGACACGACCAGTCTGTTCGCCACCGCCCACCGCTTTTATACATGCGACGTTGGCAGCGGTCAACTTTCCCGCGTCATCCGCTCCTAGATGACGAGCGCCATCCATAGTATATTGTTCTTCAAAAGTGACATTTGATTTACCACCGATGCCAAAGAATCCATTAGTCTTATCAACATATTTGTTGACACCCATGACCTTAGGATCATTAGAACGGTACTTAATACTATAACCATTTGGACCCACGTTTGCTTCGTAGGCAGAGTAATCACCTACAGGAGGATTGATCACTGGTAATTTTTTAGAATTCCAGATCATTCCAATCATACCAAGATGAGCAATGCCAAAAGCACCACCCAAAATAGCAACTAGGAGATTAGTAGGTTTCATGGCATTGTGGGAAGTCCACCCTGTAGTGGGACAGCAGGACCAGTAACATCAGGTAATCCAGCATCTAAGATGTCAGGAAGTTTATCTGTAATACCACCAATAGCACCATCGACAAGAGTACCAGTAAGGTCCTTGATCAGTGCATCCTTTTGAAAATAGAGATATGTTCCACCGCCGACGATGCCTGCGACACCAGCAAACGATAGAATTGCTAAGACGTTAATAATTTTTTGCATGATTACATTTTATAAGTGTCATCTGTAGTGATCTTGATCGGTGCCTGCTCAATTCTAATTGTTTGAGTAGGTGTAGATTCTTTCGCAGCAGCAATCAATCTTTCTAAATCTGCTTTAGTGATTCCACCAGCAGCGGCAGCAGCTTGTTGCTGTTGCATCTTCATGGTGCCATCATTAGATTTTTTTGCCGTCTGAACCCCGAACGTAGCTAAAACCCCAGTAAAGACCGAGGCTATGAATGTCGGATCGAGATCTTGTTCAGGAAACTGAAGTGCCTTAGGCAGATCTACATACGCTAAAGTTAGAATGCCACCAGACCATACCAAAATTCCTAACCTTACGAACGTAGACAGAATCGCTAGTTGCTCTTCCTTGTCTTCAGATGCCTCTTTGAGTTTACTGAAGATACCCTTCTTTTTAGGTTCTTCTTGTTTTACTTCTTCTTCTGGCATTTATATAGATTCGTGGCAGCTCTATTTAGGATTCTACAACTTGTCTTTTTTTGCCAATATTATACTTGGACTCAAGCGTCCAATCCCCTTTCTCTTTAAATGCAATGACTTTAATCTGACTGAGGGGAGCAGCGTCCTTTATTAAATCTTCTTTAACAATTTCAATAAGACCCCAATCAGAAAGTAACTTAATAATTCTGTTTCTACGTTGCACATCATTCTCAGAAAGATTCGCTTTCTTTCCATCTAGAGCGAACAGTTCTTTGAAATGCACAATGTAATATTGCCCCTTCTTATGCAGAATGTGGCATGATTGATATAACTTTCTTTCTTTGCGTGAAGCAACACCAATACGAGTAAGAGTTTCACGAACTTTCAGGAAGTCATCAGGTTCCTTCAAATTCACTTCAATCATATCCTCTTTGGTCCACTGGACTTCTTTCACATCATTCATCGTTTCTTACCCCCTTTATTCAGTTTAGTTCTAATGAAATCGATTTGATCTGGAGTGAGAATCCTAAGTGCTTGTATTGCCTTTTCATTGGAATAACCATAGTATTGCTTGACAAGTTCAAGATTATCAACCTTTTGTTTCTTACCCCAAGGAGAAAATCTCTTGCGGGGTCTCACCGTATTTATAAAGAAATCATATTGTAATTTCTTGTCTAGGTGAGAACATACATTCATTTCATTGGCGAACATAATAGTATCTAGGTGTTGTGACATGCACCTATTGACTATGTATTCTGGATAGTTCTTCTCCCAAAGGGGATCTTCTTCCATCAAGTAATCTTTACTGTAGTTGATGGAGTTCAAATAATCCTTTAGAGGATATCGTTCATCATATGCCATGTGTTTAGTTCCTTGATCAATTGTTGATTGTTTAATCCTGAATCTGCAGAGTCAAAAATGCAATTGTTATGACATCCACGGGTTCGTACATAATGTAAAAAGAATTGTGCATACTCATCACCTTCGTATGCTCCAACTCTATAGTGTGGAACTATTGTCCCTAGGTATAGTATAGCATCACCTGGATTCAAAGAAAACTTTTTGTCATAACATCCAAAATACCATTCTTCGTCCCCATACAAATGAACAGTCATTGATATCTCACATGCTGCTCTATCTGTATGCTTAGGTAATGTGTCACCTCTTCTGTAAACCCTACCAAATGAGTAGGTAGGGAATACAGGTTCTCCGACTAGTTCACCGACTTTTCCTATTTGTTCACAGAGTAGTTCTGCTGCACCTATGGGATTATATTGTGCTGCACAATTAGGTGCTACATCCCAATCAGATTCCCAATCATATTTGTTTGCATCTGATATAAGTTCTTCAGCAAGAAGACCTGCTCTGTTATAGGATATAAAGTTAGGGAGGTAAAGGTACTTGTCCTTTACAAATTGTTCCCTCATAATTAAAAGAATTTTTCTAGTGTTTGTTGTTCTGGTTTAAGAAAGAATTCAGGATACTCTTTGAATACAATAGGATCAAACCTACGATAAATCAAATGATCCGACCACTTAATGTCCGATGGTTTTCTTTTCCAGTTGTCTCTATCTAGACAAGGATTCTTAGTTGCAACAAATGTTCCATCGTCTCTTAATGGAATTAAACTTACTGGTGTTTCCCAGATAAGTTGACGGTAAGGTGTTAGAAGAACATGATAGAAATAATCATAATCATCAGGTCCCCTTTGCCTCCTACCATTCTTTAAGTGTGGTGCAGTTCTTCCACCACTCTGAAAGTTAAAGTTAAATCGAGAACGAAATACTTTGTTTGTACCACCAGATCGGTTGTACATTCCTCTATCCATCTCGTATTGATATACAACTTTCTTGACTTGTCCTCGCACCCAACCTTCTTCTTTTTTCTCGATCAAAATATCAACGCCGTCATCTACGTTGGGTTCTGCTACATTAATATTTTGTTGGAGAAAATATGCTTTGACTAATAGTTCACATGCGGTCCCACCAAACTTGGTGAATCCGTCTTCTCTAGAGAGGGGTATAGTTTCCTCTTCTAAGAGAGGTGGCATACATGGGATTATACGTTGTGCGTTAGGAGATCTAGTCATTGTATTATACTGTATAGTTTAGTAGTAATAATTCTTTTCTTTGTTGTTGTTCTTTCATGTATTCTCCGACTGATCGCATGGTGTATGTGTGATCATACTCATACGGTTTCCAGTCGATAAATCTGGATTTAATTAGATTAGATGAATTATATGAGACCATTTGGTCGCAACCATATTTATCACAATCAAAGTAAAATTTGTCATGATCAAACCCTTTGTGCATGTTTCCACGTTTTCCATAGAGATTAGACTTAATCTCATAAGGTGGATCTAGATACACAAAAACATCACGATCATCTGTCATCAATTCTTCGTATGACAGATTAGTGATTTTCCATTTACTGATGAGTTCTTGGTAGTAAGGAAGTTTCTCGATTCCTCGCATACTAAAGTTTGAGTCTGACGCCTGCTTGCTGAACGAGGAGGACTCAGTGAGACCAGAAAAAGAGCACTTGTTAACAATATAGAAACTGACAGCACGATTCTTAGGAGTAGTAAATCGCTCTGGTTTAGAGAGATATTCTTTTGCCTCCAAGAAGAGATACTTTGCCGAAGTTGGATCAGGGTGCCTTTGTTTAAGTTGAATAAGTTCATTCCTAATTTCTTTCCCATTCGACTGAAGTTGTGTCCAGAAAGTGTATAGCGGTTCATACAGATCATTAACCCACACATCAAGGTGCGGGTGCGTCTGTGTGATGTACAACGCTACAGATCCTCCACCAAGGAAAGGTTCACGAAACTCTTTATAATCAGAAAAAAGTGGAAAGAACTGTGCCATCTTTTTGACAGCACGGGACTTACCACCAGGATAACGAAGAGGAGTTTTCAGAGATGTCATCAGTGAGGATCATAGTAACGAATAAGTGCTCCTGCCGCAGCGATGAGCACAACAATAATTATTAGTGCGGTCATACGATAAGTTTTTTGGTTGGCGTTGTGATAACGCTCTTGCGGTTGAACATTTTATTATACTGTTCTTCCAAGTTTGGTGCAAGTTTTGCAACAAAGATTACAAAGTTCTTAGGAATAGTAAGTTCCTTTTCTTCAGGATCTTGCAAAGGTGCAAATGGAACAAACCCAAGTTGGGTGCCATCAGCATTTGCAGGAACAGCGGTGATAGCATCACAGATGGTAAGACCTTCTGCAGTATCTTCGATCACGTCAGCAACGACGTTTTCTCCACTCATAAGACGAATGTACTGTACGCTCATTTCATTTTCTCCATAACAGATTTAACAGATTCAGACATTTGGCGATAACCATTGCCCACATAAACTTGTCCTGCAACTACAGCGACAGTTGCAAGACCCCAAAAGACATAATACCATTGAGACTTGATTTGCTTAATCATTTGAATTCACATTCTAACATCAACTGAGTCATACATGCAAGTAGATTGATCTCTTGATCAACCGCAAAAGCAGATTTGTATTGATACTCTGCGATAATCAGAACAGCAGCAGCAACAGATGGTCCTGTCATTACTGCAGATAGATTATCATAAAGTTTACGCATGATGGCAGTAGGATCAGAATCAAGATTCTGTGTAACCCACTTCTTTACATCATTGAACTTTTTGTGCTTCAGACTGTCAACCAGAGAATCGATATTAGCATCACCTAGCGCCGCCAGAATGCCAGTATCAATAGACCCTGCGCTTGAGTATCGCTGGAGTTCATTGAGGGTTCTTCGGAAGTCGGGGAAGTATTTCTGTACGACCTCAGCAACAACTCTAGGTTGGAAGGTGACCTCTTCGCGTTGGAGGATATCTCGGCAACGGTTGAAGAAAGAACCTGCCAACTCTTGCTTAACCTTTCCACGAACATTAAACTCAATGACAGTCGTCCTACTATGTAGAGGTTCAATTATCTTGTTCTTGAAGTTACAGGTAAAGATAAAACGACAATTTTTCTGGAACTCCTCAATCGATGCCCTGAGTAGAAGTTGGACATCAGGCGTTGTATTGTCTGCCTCATCGATGATAAGAACTTTGTGACGAGCAGTAGAAGTGAGAGACACAGTAGAAGCAAAGTTCTTTGCCTGATTGCGTACAGTGTCCAAGAATCGACCTTCATCAGATCCGTTAATGACATAATAGTCTGCTCCCAACTCATTACAAAGTGCTTTGGCAATTGTAGTTTTACCAACACCAGCAGTTCCAGACAGAAGGAGATTAGGAATCTCGCCCTGTTCAACAAAACTTTTAAAGGTGTCTTTCACATTGGCGGGAAGAATACATTCCTCAATAGTCTGAGGACGATACTTCTCCACCCATAAAAAATCATTCATCTTCTTCAATAAAACTTCTTTGTAGTTCGGTTCCGTGCCAGTCGGATGCCTCCATACGTTCGTACATGTATTGTGCTGCACGTTGAGGTTGTGTAGTATTACCACAGGTGAATACATCACAGACAGCAAGGCACTTCTCTGGCCAAGTGTGAATACTGATATGGGATTCAGCAAGAAGTGCTACAGCGGTTACACCATAAGGTGTGAACTTATGCGACGACACATCAAGCAATTTGCTGCCAGACATTACAGCAGCATTTACAAGCATGTTACGAATGTGCGCTTCATCATCACAAAGAGGAAAGGGGCAACCTTTCAGCGTGAATAGGATGTGTCGCATAATAGGTCACGGTTCTAGTGCAATAAAGTATTTAATGTCTTCGCCCTCGAAACGAGCGACGTTTTGATTACTAATGTAAACATGATAAGCACCAGGCAAGAGTTTCAGGTTCTCAACCTTGAAACAATAACAGAACTTATCAGTGTTTTCCATAGGCATACCATCTACCTGAACGGAATAACTGTTAGAAGTTTCATTCTTACGATCAGTCACAGACAACAGCATCTGATCACCATCAGCATGGAGACACAAATCAGGCAGTTGATAGATACTTGCTGCCCTCTGCAATTGTTGTAGTGCGTTAGCAGGGAGAATAAAATCTACATCACAACTAGGGAGATTGATTTCTTTCTCAGGAGGTTGAGTGATGATATCAGGATCAGCATAGAAGAAACGTGTCTTCGACCTTCCTGCAGTATCACTTACAGTGACGTAATTGGACTCGGTAGTATCGATCTTTGGCGAATCAAAGAGAGACAGACCGCCAAGGAATACACCCAGATCGTAAATAGAAATCTGCGAATCAAACTGCTCTTCGACTTTAGCGATAGCAAGAATGTTTTTGTTGATGCTAAGAGTAGCAATTGTATTGCCAGGTTTGATAACGATTGATTTATTAATCGAACAAAAGTTCTTAAGGACTTCAATAGTTGGGCGGGAAATTACGGTCATCGGTTGGGATACTCTTCACGGTTTGAACTTTGGTCGCTGAAGTAAAGCAGCAACAATCCATAATGTAGGATTTTAATAATGTCACGACGGGCAGTGCCCTTCTTGTCATAACGAGAAGCATACTTTAGGATGTTACTCCTACAGAATGCTTCAGCATCACCACAGGCATCAATCAGATCTAGCGTCTGAATCTTGTCAGTTGCATAATGCTGATTGTATGTGCCTGCAATGTAATCTTTCAACTCCCTTAGGAGTTCTTCTTCATTGTATTTCATGATCAGCAGGGTACATCCCCATCATTGTACTCTGAATCTTCTCCTGCGTCAACCTTAGTATAGAGATCGAGGAAAGATTGTTTAGTATCTTCATCAAAACGATTTACACAAGACTTGATTGCAGTCAAACGATCACCAAAAATCTTTTGTGCTTTTACAATATGAACAAGACGACGAGTAGTAACAACTTCATCAACACCACCGTCGAAGAAAGTTTTACGAATAACGCCTGCCCACTTGATAAGATTATCAGCAAACTCTTGATCGCAACCTGCGTTCAATAGAATCTTAGTTTCAATGGAAGCGGTAGGGTATTCCTGTTCAAAGGTAATTGGGAATCGCTCAAGGAAAGCTTCATTAAGAATATTAGTTCCAACAAAGCGACCGTCATCGCTGCCTTTACCTTTAGTATTTGCAGTTGCAATAACATTAAAACCTGCCTTTGGATTGATGTATTTTCCGATTTTCTTCAAGAATACACCCTTTCCTTCCAAAACTGACTGAAGGCAAAGAATCTTATTACTAGCAAGGTCGATCTCGTCTAGAAGAAGTACAGCTCCCCTTTCCAAAGCTTCAACCACAGGTCCGTTGTGCCAAACAGTGTCGCCATTAACAAGACGAAACCCACCAATAAGATCGTCTTCGTCAGTTTCGATGGTGATGTTGACACGGATCAACTCTCGATTAGTCGTTGCACACGCTTGCTCAACGGATAGAGTTTTGCCGTTTCCAGAAAGACCTGTAATGAATACAGGATAGAATTGATTAGATTGGATAACTTTGCGAACATTGCTGAAGTTACCAAAAGGGACGTAGGAATCATCTTTTGATGGGATGTAGGTTACTTCAAGAACAGGAGAGGCAGAAGGAGCATCGTAAGCACGTTCAATTTCTTGTGCAGTTAGATTCCACTTGCCTTTACCAGATTTATAAGACTTGAGGCGTTTACAAGCAGTAGCGTAAGATACTTTCAACTGATTTGACGCTTCACGAATGTTTTTGCATCCCACTTCCTCACCTACATGCTCAGTCAAATACTGAACGAGGTCTTCGGTTGTCACTGGATTTGGTTCAAAAGGCATGGGATTTTCGGATTGTTTTGTTCGTATGTGTTTATTATAGCAGATGAAACTGCTGTGTGAAGGGGTAGTGGACAGTTAATTAATCGAACACTGCTGTCACACCCATCACTGTTGCTTCAGGATTGCGAGCGAGAGCGATCTTCTTGGCATGGTCATAGTCTCTCGCAACTACGATTTCATCAAAGATGGTGCCAGCGATGAACAATTGTACTTTACACTTCATGAGATCTTGTTTGAAATAGGTTAAGTTTGGTTGTTGATCGTTATGTGTATTATAATCTCCACTCATGCTATTTGCTCAATGAATGCATTGAGGACTGTTTTGTTTGTCATTTTAGAACCCATATGTTTTTTGAATGCGCGACCGAGTTCTGCTCTAGTTGCAACTTCACCTTTTTGCTTTACTTCTAGTTCCATAGTTCCTTCGCCATTGTTTTTGTCTGGCATATAGAAGGATTCATGATAACCCATTTCTGTTTTGATGGATGCAAATCTATGCTTTCTCCACTGTTCCTCAACTCGACCAAAAATTTCAGGAGCAGTGAAACGAACCAGACGACTCAATTCTGCTTTGCTACAAATCCTGATACCAACCCAATTGAAATCAGTAATTTCTTTGAAGTAACTTACGATCTCTTTGGTAGTATTGTAAGGATCACTGTTGATCTTGCGAGAGTATCCAGTCTTAGGATCTCTGAGGAAGAAAACACAGTTCCTATGATGACAAAGATATTGACTCTTGAATTTGTCAGTTGTCCATGTCACCTCTTCAGGAGTAGGAGTGAGGAAAGAAATAGGATTTGATTCACCATCAGTCAAGCAAATCATAGTTACTTTAGTGATATTCTCTACCTTTCTGAGAAGATCAACAATTTCACGAGAACACATAATTGCTTCTGCAAGTGGTGTACCACCGAGATTGTATTTAGGATCTGCAGATATACGATGACCACCCATAGCAAAGACTTGTAGGAAAGTCAATTCCATTGATTTCTCCAAAGACTTAGAGTTTTGACGTGAGGAGAAAAACTCAACCAATCGGAAATCTCTTGTAGGAGCGAGAAGATTTTTTTCCCTTTCAAAACCAGGATGTCCCTCTTGATCGTGCTCAAAGTCATAACTCAAACCATTCTGGAATGCATATACACGGAAAGGAATACCTGCTTTCTTACAGAACCACATGAGGTTGTAGAGTTGCTTGAGTGTATCCAACATTTGATACTGCATAGATCCAGACCAGTCAAGATACATGACAAGACCATGATTCTTTCCTTCAGGAACAATAGTAACTTTCTTGAAGATATCTTCAGTAAGTTTGTATTTGAATAGTTTATTTGTATCAATAACTCCAGTCTTGGATGTAGCAGAACGACGATACTCTGCTGCAGACTTTTTCATTTCAAACTGCTTGACCAGATAGTTTACACTTTTCTGAGCATTCTTTTTGAACTCTTTGTATTTTCCAAGAGCATATTCAATATTGCTTTTGATATATTCAGCATGATCTTCTGAAGGATATTCTCTTTCATAGTACCACTCTTGAAGATCTTTTTGAACTTGATCGTGAGGTTGAATGATTTCTTTTAGATCAATCTTAGGAAGATTGAGATAGATCCATTCCTTTGCATTATCATCAATCAAAGTCTCAAGTGATTCTTGCAGAGCAGCATCAGTAACTGATTCAGTTTCATCCATAGGAAACTGTTCTCCACCCATAGTGCCGCCAATCTTAGGAGCATCAGATGAGTATGAAGGAGTCTCAAGATCAGGATCTACTTCACGTTCTTGAGGACGTTTTGTAGGATCATCATCAGTGAACCAATCTTCTTCTGCATCACCTTTCTCTCCATCAGAAGTTGTAGGAGTCACTTCTTCCTGCTTATCTGCTTGAAATTCACTATCATCAGATTCAGGTGCAGAGATCTCGTCAATCTTTTCTTGCTTCTTACAAGCATACTCATATAGATCTTCCGCCAACTTGATAACATCTTCAAATGTTTTAGTTTCAGCGGTACGCTTTACCCATACTGCTTCATCAGCAGTGAATGGCATAGAAGGATTACCTTTGAAGTAAAGGTTGATACGATCGATCAAAGATAGAGTCTTAGGATCGTCATGTTTTACACCAAAGAAATCATCATCCCAGAGTTGTTTGTAACCTTCAAAGAATGACTTACGAAGACCAGGATATGTTACCTTCATCATACGCTCGATACGAGCATCCTCTATGACGTTCACAAACGCCTTAGGAGCGTTTCCCCAATTGCCTTGAGGGGTATAGAGTGCGTGACCGACTTCGTGACCCACTAGAAGGTCGTATACGGTTTCGGTTGCGGTTTTCCAAATGGGTAGAATCAATAGACGCTTTTCAACATCGAAGCAAGCAGTGCTCACTTTACGGTGCTCAACGGTCAGATTCTCAGTTGCCAAGAGTTTAGCGAGTGTGCCTTTGACTTCCTGATTAATCATTGTCCTCCTTAGATGTCTTTATTCTAGCACGTCATCCAAATATGAGTCAAGCTTACGGACAGTTTCCCAACCGTCCACTGGTCGTGGCACCTTCCTGATTACAATATATCCATCATCTTTATTAGGAATATCGTGATGAGTCACAACCTCATAACTATATTCATTTAGATCCCATTCAAGGTAATCCATTTTTTCTTGGATGTCGAATAGTAAAAGCATACCAGCAGATAGTTCTCGTTTAGGCATTGGATTCCAATGGCGGATTACTCCAGATATGATAAAAACGTTAGTAACCATGTAACTAACAAAAATACAGGTGCGTATGATAGCAACTGAATTATCATAAGGAGATGTTTTGTCGTCACTAAAACTTCCTAGGGAATACTTCCATATTCTAAGAATCGTCCGACATCTTTGAGAAATCGTTGATTTTTTCAAATTTGATAGTCCGTAAGAATTTATCTACCAAGATTTCACCTTTGTGACTGATGACGAATAGGTTGGTTCCCTTTCCTAAACTGCGTAAGATAGCAAGTAATTCTGCTGTAGCACCTGCGTCAAGAGAACTATCAAATACTTCATCCAAAATCAAAAGGTTGGTAGAGACGCTATTCTTCATTCTAGCAACTTCTCGCCAAGTAAACAACAGCGCCAAATCAATTTTCTGTTTTTCACCTTCGGAGAAAGAAGAATATGCAAAGCGATCTCTAAATCGACTCTTGATAACTTCATTGAATTCTTCATCAAGGGTAAAGTTGACAAAGAAGTCCATGTTTTGCAGGTATTTATTAATTAGATTATTGAAAACAGGAACGTATTTCTTAATGATTTGACTTTTGATACCAGAATCTTTCAGCAAATTACCAACAACATTAAACTCAGCAAGGGTCTTACTAACTTCACTGCATTGCTTTTCTGTTTCATCTAATTGTTTTTCAAGTGCAGTAAGAGATTCAACTTCAGCATCAATACTGGGTGTATCAGTTTGAAGATTCAACAATTGTTTTTGAATTTCAAGATTGTCAAACTCTAGACGAACAACTTCTTTATCACTTGCAGTAATTTTACTACGAAGTTCATAACACTTTCTAGAGATAGTTTCCATCTCCTCAACAACACTAACTGCATCAGCAATTTGTTCAGTCAAACCTTTAAATTCTTTTGTGAGTTTCTTACCCTTCCCCTCTAGACCACCAATCACTGCAGTTTTAAATGCCTTTTCAATCTCTTGAGAACAAGTAGGACACTCATCATGTGTCTTGAAAAACTTTAATTCTTTTGCAGCACTCTTAAGTTCAGAGTTGATATCAGATTGAGATTGTCTAAGTTCATTCAAAAGATTTTTTTGATCATCAACTCCTTTGAGAGAACTTTCAACTGCTGTAAGTTCCTTATCAAACTTTACTTTATTCTTTTTCTCTTCTTTGATTCGTTTTTCGTTATCAGTAATTCTTTTCTGTTTCTCTTTTTGACGAGTATCATTTACATCCTTAAGAGAACTAATTAGTTTGCGTTGTGACGCAACTCTTTCTTCTGCAACACTAACCAGATGCTCACAATCTTTACTCTGTGCCAAAGTCGTGCGAACACGATCTTTCAGCAACTGATTCATGTTCGAGAAGATGTTGATATCAAGTAAATCTTCAATAACTTCTCGTCGGTGAGGTGCGGATAGTTGCATGAAGGGGACAAATGTGGATGAACCCAAGATGACGACTTGTGTAAATGACTTGAAGTTGAGTTTGAGAACTTGCTGTTCGAGGTATTTTTGCGTGTCCTTAACCGCAGCGTCTTGGTCAACGAGTTTATTGTTTTTATAAAGTTCAAATACATTAGGTTTAATTCCTCTGAATACCCGATACTCATCTGTACCGATAGAGAAACATACCTCTACTTTGGTTCCTTTCTCGTTAATACTGTTTACTAATTGTCCCTTTGTAATCTTACGAAAAGGTTTGTTGAACAAACCAAAACACAAAGCATCAAGAAGAGTTGACTTGCCTGCACCATTAGCACCGACAATTAAGGTAGATTGTGTTTCACTAAGTTCAATTTCTGTCCACTGGTCACCTGTAGATAAAAAATTCTTCCAGCGAATAGTCTCAAATGTGATCATTAATCAAGTGGTGGGATTACAAGGTCATCTTTAGATACAATTGAATATTTGTATCCATATTTGTCGCAATTAATTGCTACGATATCACGCTCAACTTCCATAATATCTAAAGTGTCTTCGTATTCAATTGCTTCCAATTGATTGATATATCTCTCAGCATCATCTCGCTGCTCAAAGATATGAACTACTTTAGTTGAATTTAGAGTGGTGGCATAGATGCCGCCTGTGTTCGTGTCCGTTAAGATAAACATTAGAGTTCGGATGCTTCCATATAGAGTGAACGCATGACAGATTTAATATTAGACTTATTAACCTTTACGTCGATCTCATCTATGTAGTTATCCAACAATGTCAGAGTGTCTTCGGTTTCCAGTACCGCATCACCATTCTCTAGTTCCACACTCAAATCTTCAATAATTTTGAGATCAGCGAGACCTATATCTTGGAGTTGTCTTACTGCATAATCGAACTTAGCATAATCACCTTTGTCTTCGACAATTAGTTTGACGAATGATCCTTTAATTTCGTCCGCACTCGGTATGCTAACTCCACCATTATAATACAACTTATGAAAAGTGTCAAAGGGATTTCTGTAAAAAGTAGTTTTAAGAGTTTCTGTGTCAAAGACATGGAATCCTCTTTTACTTCCGTAGTCATTCCAATAAAGTTGATAAGGGTTACCTAGGTAATGTATATTATCATTATTAGATTTCATGTGATAGTGTCCACTGAACACTTTCTTAAACTTATTGAATGTAGATGGGTCCATGCCATTAAACATCATATGACCTGGATGTGCTTCAAACCCATTAAGCTCAAGGTGACCCATAGCGACACTAGCAGAACTTTCTGCAACAGCACGAAGAGATTTCTCTCGGTTATCGTCACAAATCCAAGGTAAAAGAAGTATAGAAAGACCACCAATAGTAATGGTAGTGGGATCGGTGTAGACTGTAATGTTTCCATACCCCTCAAGTAATTCACTTGGGGCATTAACTCGTAGAGTGTTTTTGTAGTAGATATCATGGTTTCCTACAAGCATATGCATCTTCACACCCATCTCTTCTAGAGGGGTAAACCACATGTCCTTTGCTGCTTCTAGAGACATGAAGTTAATTGACCTACGTTTATCAAACGTATCGCCTAGACACAACACAGTATCAATACCAGACGCTTTGATAAAAGGAACTACGATCTTGCCGTAAAATTTCTTGTAATGTTCTATAAAATGTATGTTGTCGTTCCTGACACCAAAATGCTGGTCTGTAATCAGCAGAACTTTCATCGTTTAGAATTCATTTCAACACGGGACTTAATATGATTATAATCTGTATTTGTATCTCCGTCAACCGTGAAGACATGATCGTAACCAGACTTCTCTAGAATCTTATCTTTAATATCCATCTGTCTTTTTTCTTTTGCGATCCTCCTCAAAAATGCATAGTATACAATCTGAGTAAAATATGCAAAGGGGTTTCTACTCTTAGCAGGATCGAAGTTATCAATATATTGAATACAGTTCTCGATACCATCGCAAACCATATCATCCTTATACATGTAGTTGATAAAGTTTGGTCTATATGATAGGTGGGTTGCAATCTTCAGGAAACAACCACCAATATAATTATTGACGCGAGGTTTCGGCAGACCTTTTGCCTTGGCAAGATCAACTTTTTCCTTGTACTTTACAATAGCAGCAAGAAACTCTTGGTTGTCAACATAATGTTGTTTTTTCTTAGGTGCCGATTTCGATTTCATATCGTATTTGCTTTGTTTATATTATAACATACTTGACAGGTATGTCAATTACATGTACAATAACCATGTAAGGGTTCAAGAGTCATATAGCTTCTCAAATAAAGCACGAGCTTCATTAATTTTACCTAGATACCCAGCAGTCTTTTTGATGTCTGCCTGGTTCTGGGTCATTTTTCTGTTGGCGATATCTTCTCCTAAGATGTATGCTTCATACATCAAGGTAACATCTCTACTCATAGACGCGACGGTCAGAATATCTTTCTCTCTTAAGATAAAGAAATCTTCATCTGACATTTGCATCCATCGGGTGAAACCCATGCCGCGAACGACTTTATGCTCACCTACTTCTTTTGTTACTGCATGTACTGCTACAGGATCCTGTAAAAATACAAGCGACTCTCCATGGTCTTCAGTCAAAACTGCTTTGCCGAGAATCTCTTCTCCACTAACAAGTTTGAAGATACCATGAAATTCTTCATCGTGTTTTGCGTAACTAATCATAAGCTTTTACTTTTACGTCTATGATTTCATAATTAAAATTTTCTTCATTATATACTTTGACTCTTTCCATTAGATGATTGAGAGTATAGTTATTACCCCTATCAGTGGAAATATCATCAGCAATATCATAAAGTGTTGCTTGTGACTTATTTTGTCCTTTCCTTAGAACTCGACCAATTGATTGTAGGTTACGAACTCTGGACTTAGAAGGAGAGGCAAAAATAACGTTGTGTAATCTTTTGATGTTAATACCTGTTGAGAATGTCCCGTAAGATGCAACGATGATTGCATTATCAGAGGATTCAGTTAAACGCCTTACCTCTTCTCTATCATCAACATCGACACCACCATGTACAAAAAATACAGGTCTGTCTGTACCACTATTTATCAAGTTGTAAAGAGGTAGTCCATGTCGTTCTACATAGTTGAAGAGAACAAGCGTGTTACCCTTTAGATCTCGCGCAAGATTACGGATAAACTTGTTCCTACCTTCGTGTTCTACAAGGTAACCGATCTCATCTTGGTATCCTTCAAAGAGTTGTTCTTCATGTTTTAAGAGAACAATCTTAACTTTGAGTTTAGCGATATGACCCGCTTCCATAAGTTTCTTTGTTCTGGTAACCTGTGAGCATCTACCGAACACTCCTTCAAGGACCAATTGATTTACATTTGCACCATCTAGCGTACCCGTAAATCCAATACGATATTTACACTCATGCAACTTACTCATCAAGGAAGTCAAAGATTTAGCTTTGAATTGGTGCGCCTCGTCACCGATCACAACATCAAACCTGTCAAACCACTTTCTAGGTTCCTTGTAAATAGACTGCCAAGTGGTAATTATCACGCTATGTTCCGTGTATTTGTCTTGCCCCGCATATATTTTGTGGCAGTCTTTGGTAGCCATCCATCCGTATTCTTCAAAGTCTTTGTACATCTGCTCGACGAGAGAAGTAGTCGGCACCACGATTAATACATTTCTCCCGACATTAGTATGGAATCGAACCAATGCATAAATCATTAACGATTTGCCTGATGCTGTGGGCGACAGGAGCAACCTTCTATTATGCTTCAGTGCTTCGTAGATCGCTTTATATTGATAGTCCCGTACCTTCAGACTCGGGGGTAGGCGCAGTGATTTTACAAAACCTACAACCGACTTGGGAGTAATCATAGGGTTGTCCGCTAACGGATGACCAAAATATTTGTCATCTTCTACTGTGTATCGGTATCCTTTCTTCTCTGCCCAATCTAAAAGATATTCAATGAGACCACAATAGATCTCACCTGTTGCTGGTGAATATAAACGAATCTTTCCATCCCATCCTCTGTACCTTCTAGTCTTCTGCATATACTTAGCAGACTCTACTTCAAAAGTAAAAAAGTCTGCTAACTCATAATGAAGATGAGACTCCGCCTCAACTTTGAGATATACTTCATTCTTCTTACGAATAAGGAGGTCCATAAAACCATGCTACAAAAGATTCACGTTGTCCTGAAGTGATAGGGCGAACCCTGTGCCATTGATCACCTTGGAAAAAAATAGCAGACCCAGATTTCAACTTGAATGTTCGGAATCTTGGATCTGTCTCTGGTTTATATATCTCCAAATCAAACTCGCCTCCTTCGTAGTCGTCATTTAGGAAGAGAGTCATACTTATTTTTCTTACTAATCCTTTTACTGGATGAGGATGCTGATCTACATGCCAGTCATAAAAATCCCCTACACCGTACTTGCCATACTGTACTGCTTCCATACCAGTAATATTCAAGTTCCAACGTGCTTGTTTATTAACTGATTTCACCATACGCAAAAGCATGGATAGAAGTTCTCTGTCTCCCACCCATGCTATCTCTGAACTTCTATTGTCTTGTATTCCGTTATGAACGTGTCCTCTAGACCAATTATGATTCTCTGAAACTACTCTGTTGACAATTTGCATTGCCGCTCTGTTGAATACAACTTCTTTGTAGTAGAGACCGTAGTTCATTAGAATCCATTCTTAAATTTTTCCCATTCAATCGCATTCTTGATTTGGAAGTTGCGGTTGTTGATCATCCGCAAAACACCTTCAAGAAAATTTAGAACTGTCTCTATGTAGTCAATCTTGTATTGTAGTTTAACTACATCCTCATCAGCATCAATAAACATAGAGATCTCTTCTTTAGTAGTAAGTTTGAGATCAAACGGCATCTCTTTATACTTCTGGGCAGGTGCCTTACCCTTGTAATATAACCATTTCTCTTTCGTCATTCGACGCATCTCCAACTCACGTTCTTTCTTCATCAGTGAGAAGGTATTGAAAAACTCCATATATCTCATATGAAGTTGTGGGATTTTAGTGGATTCTTCACAGTATAGATCACCATCGATCTTACTATCTTTCTTCCACATCTCCTGTAGTTGTTCTAAGTTCATTACGAAAATAATTCAGTTTCATTTTAAAATGTTAAATTTTTTAAGGACATATAATGTAAGGGCAGTCCAAAAAATAATTTCAAGTGCGTAATTGGTCATCTGCGTTTTTGTGAATTCTTATCCCTGACTTCAAAGATAGTATACTTGAAAGTACAGGTTGCTGAGAAGTATTCATTATCACCGCCAGTCACATCAAATGATAGCGTTGATAATTCTACTGGGAATAAATCTTTGAACACAACGTCAAAGTTTACTCGGTTGTTATTGTTTAAAACTTGGAGGGTTGCATCAGAAAATCTAGGATCTTGTGATGGATCATCTCTATGGATTGATCTCCATCTACCTCTCTCTGATAACTCCTGAGGAGTACCTAATGCTCTCATCCAGTTATGGAGTTCCATATAGTTTCTAAGATCTTCATCCACAATAAATGTGATGGTAAGATCTCCATACCGCATGTTACCTTCTACGGGAATGGGGACAAGACCTCTGGTTGGAATGTTAACCTCACCTAAAGTCATTGTTGGGATCTCTGCTCTCTGGCACAAGAATGATGCTTTCTTTGCTTTATCGAGAAGAAAGATAAACCCGATAGGTGAAAGATAGTTCTTGTTTGTGAGTTGATCGTTATACCAGTTTGCCATTTGTTTAGAGGTTAGCGTTTTCTACCCAACCAGTTGCGATATATTTGTCTCCGCTGAGAGGAGGATTACCTCTGTGAGTGTGTGTAAACCCAGCAGGCCAAATTAATAATCTTCCTTTGATTGGTGTAAATCTTTTACCAAGATACAGAAATTCTGTTTCTCCACCTTCCTCAACATCATTGAGATACATCATGTGAGCAAGAACTCTTTTGGTGCAACCAGGCGCACTATTTTCAGAGTGCCAAGCATGATATCCTTCAGATTTACGAGTTCTTTGAATATTGAGATATGCAGATTGTAATTTATACATCGTGAGACGTTCATACTTACCAGCATATTCATTCATACACATGTTCAAAACTTGATTGTACCGTTTCAAGTACGTTGAGTTTAAGTCTTTATCAATCATGAAAGACGACACTTCTGGTGGAGCGTTGCCTTCATCCATGAAATAATCAATGGGTAAACATGCATCTCTTCTGGTATCAGCAAGTTTTTGATTGTTAGAAGTAAATCCTCTTCTATCAAATGCTACACCAGTTTCTTTGCAATGTGCAAAGTATTCAATAAAATCAGTTGGATCAAATTCAGTATCAAAGATACCAATAAAATCCTCAAAGTGAATGTCAGTAATCATAATTAAGAGTTGGTAGAGTTATTTAGTCATCAGACAAACATGCCATGATCCTTACAATAGTGTAGCGTATCTTTCAAGTCTCCGATATGTTTAGCACCAAGAGCAACTTGAGGATACACTGCATTTTTTCCAAATTCTTGTTCAAATGCTCTTTGTGTAAAGTGTTGATCTAGTTTGTATTCTAGAAATTCTCCTCCTAATGATTTAAGTAGGGATGCAACCCTCTCACATTCTTGACTGCCGTTTGAATAAATTACTGCTGTTAGTGGAACCATTAGTCGCGTTGCCTCCAATCGTCGGGTTTGTCTCTATTGAACCAATCTACAATATCATCAGCACCTTTGAACCCCGTTTTATGATTGGATGGGTCGGGGTCTCCTAGTCCCATCCTATTCAGAAAATCATCTGTAGTTCCTTCTTCAATACCAGCAGACTGACGACGTGCCTGCTTTAACCAGTCGCGGGCAAGTGTGTGTCTTTTGGCAAGTTTCTCTGCCCAGATCATGTCCTCTAGGGGGACTTCTTCGTTGTTAGCGATACACCTACAAATGGACTCCAAGCGGAGTCGATACGCAGTCGAGAGCATAAAATACACCAGATACAGTGTTATTTAGAATGAATCATCTCAGAGAGTTCCTCTGTTTTATTCCATTCAGCATATGCTGACTCAGATCTTTCAGAGAGAATACTCAAGATGTCATCACAAATGACTTTGTTTGGGACGTACTCGTCAAGATACTTGTCTAATGCTTCTTTCAAGTATCTTTTACGATGCCACTCAGGGGAATAGGGTTTATAATCCATGATGTAAATATCAGGTATAAAAATATTTAGCATTAAAAAAAGAGGGGCATTTACGCCCCTCAACACTTCCTTCACACGGTAATTTATTTAGGTCATAAGGACCTCCTTGCAAATTCGTTTACATGAATTTTGATGTGTGATCTCGCATTCAATCAGACATTCGTAGTAGTCATTTAGTTTCTGGTTCTCGACAGAAATAGTATCGACTGTATCCTCGAAATGACGCCACTCGTTTAACTGATTGCTCGATGTGATGTTGTGCATGATCTCACTCCGTAACTGGTCTTCATAATATGGTAAAGGGTAGGGATCATTTTTCCACCTCGCTTAATTCTACTACTACTTATATACAAACTCTGACAAAACCCATAGGTACTTTGTCCCTTGACATAACTCTTATTTTTTGTATACGAAGATACATTACAATAAAAAAGAGGGAGTGTCTGATTCTGACCAGACTTCCCTCGGTGGCGACGATATTCGTCACTATTTATGTGTGGTGTGTGTGGGAGGTTGGATTCCTGTATACCAACAATAGAAGGGCATTTCTACAGTTTAGAAATACTTCTATGCCTAAGACCTACTTGGTATGTAGTTCTACTGTTCCCAGCAGCGGGCACCACCCCTGTCTTATCACCTTAACTAGCAAAATGCCAGTAAGTTTATTCAGTCACTCCCTGTAAGTCAGGCGTCCCTTCCTTACAAATAAATTATAGCATAAAAAAAGAGGGTGTCAAGCACCCTCTTAAAATTAGTTGTGATTAGATCACATAAGGTTAGCAACCTGAACTCTTCTGTAATACTTGTTAGTATTAGCAGTAAGGGCACCGCTACCTTGTGTAAGACCCTGTGCGAAGGGGTTAGAAACCATTCCGTAACGAGTCTTGAAGCCAATCTTGGGCTGGAAGGTGTTAGGATTAATCGCACGAACCTGCTGAAGAGGAACGTAAGGGCAATAGAACAGACCTGCGTCATAAGGGGAAGTACCCTTGTAACCAGCAACATAGAAGTGCTTATCTGCAACGTTAGCAGAATAAGGATCAACGTAGACCTTGATCTTACCGTTGAGTGTACCTACGAGAGTAGAGGAAGTATCGTCTACACCTGTAAGAGCGTTGTTGCCGTTAAGAGCAGGAGAGTAGTCAAGTACGCCTGCCATACCGAGAGCAGAAGCCACATCAGCAGAGCAGATGAGGATGTTGCCCTTCCCGCGACGAGTTTGCTGACCGATAGCGTTAGCATCTCTTTCGATTTGGAACAGAAGACCTTTGAACTTCTCTACAGACCATCTACCGTTGGAGTCAACGTCGAGGTCAAAGATACCGCCATTAGCAGTGTTGTTCTGAGCACCAGCAACAGCGTTTGTGTAGATGGTACGAACAACTTCACGGTTGATTTCAGCAAGGATTTCAGTGCTGAGGATGTTAGCGAGCTCTTGCTCGGCATCCAAACCGTGAATTGCCTTAAGGTCTTGAGCAAGTTCAATGCTGTACTCAGCTTTGAGTGCTCTAGACTTCGCAGTAACGGTTACCTTCTCGATGGAGAAACCCATCTCACGGAAGGCAGTGTTAGTTGCGTTGCTGTCGTCAAGTCCTTCTGCAGTAGAAGTGCTCATGCCTGTTGCGTCACCAGTCTGCTCGTATGTACCAGCAGGGGAGTCGTTCAACAGTGCAGGGTTGTTACCCTCAGCATCGTTGTTAGCAGAAGAGGAAGCGCCAGGATCGTATGCGTTACCAGCACCACCAGAGAAACCAGCGTTAGGCTCGTTGAAGAATGCTTCATCGTAACCGCCAGCGTTAGGATCTCTTTCGCTACCGTAGTTAGTACGCATTGCGAAGATCAGTCCAGTAGGACCAGTCATCGGTTGAACGCCTGCAATATCATAGGCGATCAATTGAGGCATCGAACGTCTGATCAAAGAGATCAGTACAGGATCGAAACCAGCAACAGGACCAGTTGCAGTATCGCCACCAGTATAACCTGTTGTTTGAAGAGTCTCGTTAAGGATACCAGCTTCTTCAGTTAATGCTTTTTCTTGGTTTTCCAGAAGTTGTGCGACTACGCCTTTCTTATGAGAATCCTCAATCTCGGGCAGAGAATCGTGATTCAGAACGGGTGCCCACTTTTCCTGGAGTTGCTTAATGTTAGCCATTAGGTTTTTGTCTCCGAGTTAAAGTAGTTTTAAATTATTTGGACCAGCGAGCGATAGCATCAACGTACTTCGACATTGATCCACTCGTTGTGCTTTCGACAAGGGGTTCCGATGCTTCTTCAGTGGGGTCACTTACAGATTCTGTAAGTTCGGCCTTTCTAGTGAAGTAGGATTCCTTAATCGTTTCGACTTTCTTGCGATAGTCTTCTTCAGTTTCAAACTCAACACCCTCTGCAAGAGAAGCGAGCTTCTCCTTCTGTGTCTCTGCGAGACCAGTAGCGCATTCGTTCACAATTTCCATTTTTACAAATTCGCCAATGCGCTTGTTCAATGCAACATTAGCGTCGATTTGTTCGTTGAGCTTATTCTCCATATCATCAAGTTCACCTGCCATTCCATCGAGCAGGTTAAACTTCTCCTCAGGCACTGTAAAGTTGTGCTCTAAGAAGAGACCTTTTAGACCTTTGAAGAACGATTCTGCCATCTCAGTCTTAATGCCGTGCTCGATCTGAAGGGAATTTTCCTTCATCCATGTATCGGCGGCATAAGAGAGATAATCGTCTACCTTCTCGGCCAATTCTGTTTGAATCTTTGCGACTTCTTCAGTCAAAGTAGATTCAAATGCTTCTTGCAACGCTTTAACTTCATCGTTAACGCGAGATGTTACAGCAGCTTCAAAGATCGTTACTGCACGTTCTCTGAATTCTTCTGAGAGTTCCTCACCAGATACAAGAGCGTCAACATCTTGAGTAAAGTCGTACTTGGTTTCGGTGATTGCTTCTTCGCCATCTTCAGTTTCCTCCATTTTTGCGGAAGCATCAGACGGTTTTGTCGAAAGGGACTTAGAACCTTCATGCTTCACAGCACCTGCTGCAGAAGCACCTGCGTTCTTCGTACCTTTAGCACCTTCTTCCGAATCGGTGTTAACGTCGATAACTTTAGTTGCGCCACCTTTAGAGGTGTCGATAGGATCACCAGGTTTTGCGTTTTTGGTGACAGGATTAGAGCCTTCGTCCACTTGCTCCATGTTATCTAACTCTTTGTCGAGGGTCTCAGACATTTGTAAAACTCCGTTTATACTTTGCGTTGTCTTTATTTATTTATAAATCACAAACTCTTTAAAAACGCCTCAAACGCGGAAATTTTGCGCTCTTGGATGTTAATCAGTGTTGCTTGATCAATTTCTTGTTTAATTTCTGCTACTGCAGACTCTTTTAGGATACCATTATCCCAAACCCACTCTTTACCTTCCATGATTCCATCAACGAAAGCATCAGGTGCTGAGGGGTCAGCGACGATATCAGCAGCAGTTGCAAGCATGAAGTCGTCCATTACCACATTACAGTTCTCTTCCTTACGGATAGAACCCATGCCTCTGGATGAAACACCCAAACGCACTCCCTCACTTAAGAGGTCTTTTGCGATCTTACCCATAGGAGTTTCGAGTAACTTTGCCTTACCGATAAAGTTATTTCCGTCTTCCTTAAGGGAAAGAATCTTATGTGAAACGCGGTCAAGATTGATGGAAGGACCATCGGGATGACCTAATTCGCCAAGGGCACGCCCTTTTTGAATGTAGTTCTCATCGTATTTAGCAACTTCCCGTGCCAAAGTTTTCTGAGGATACATTCTGTTGTTGCGGTTTTTAATTTCCGACTGCAGAAAGATACCTTCAATGAAGTAATTCTTTTTGCCTTCCTTCTCTTCACAGAGAAAGTCAACGCTTTCGATTTCTTCAGCTATCAGTCTCATCTGTTTGTTCCTCAGGTTGTTGTTCAGCGGTAGGTTGCTCTACTTCTGCGGGAGGATCTTCTGGTTTGCGACCATCAACTTCAACAGTTTCTGGTTGCTCGGACTCATCGGGCAGATTATCTGCAATTTCATCTGCAGCATCTTGTGCGGTATCGTCCAATTCAAATCCCATACTTTGAGCAAATTCGATTTTACGTTGTTGAACTGCATCGAATGCTGCAGCCGCTAACGCATCATTTACGGAATCGATCGCTTTCGCTTTATCGTCTCCGAAAATTTGTTGTACGATTTGTTGTGCAATTTCGCTAGGCATAATAATCCTCTCACATTGTTATTTATTATTTAGAATTCTCCTCTTCGGAGATCTCCCGCGTCTACTTGCGGTTGTTCAGCAGGCATTGCCCCTTCAGATCCTCCAGCGCCAGGATCCATAGCGGGATCCATCTCTGCTTCTGGATCAAGAATAAGACCTGCTTCGCGTTCAGAGTTGATTTGTTTGTCAATTTCCTTGATCTCCTGTTCGGTTTGTTTCAGGACTTGACGGCGCATGTAATCAATAGAGAAATACTTGCCGACATAAGGATCCATAGTGTTAACTTGATTCATACGCTCATTGCGGATTTCAATTTCCTTCAGTTCAGTGAAGTAGTTGTCAGCAATGAAGTCGAATTGAATATGCTCCTTCATATCATCCCACTCTTCAATAGACATAACGCCTTTCAGAATGAGTTGAGTTTTAAGGAGATCCATGAACAATTCAGAGAATCTCTTACGGAGACGTGCAATAAACTTCTGGAACTTTACTTCGTCCCTAGTAATTTCTGCAGCGCGACCGATATTGAATGTAGTTTCCGTTTCTAATCTAGAAGACGGAACGTTCAATGCTTTATATAGCTTCTTTTGGAAGTATTTGACATCCTCAAGTTCTCCAAGATTTTGTCCACCTGGCAACGTAGAGATCTCAGTTCCTCTACCGCCTTCCCTTCTTGGTAACCAGAAGTCCTCAAGCATTGACATGAATTTTTTGTCATCTTTGATTTCTCCAGTGTTGGCATCATAAACCAACTTATTACGATATCTACCCATAACTTCGCGGAGATACTGTTCCGCTTTGTTCTTAGGAAGATTACCCACATCAATGTAGAAAATTCTACGTTCTGGTGCTCTACTCAAACGATAGATGACCAGAGAGTCTTCAATCATTCGCAGTTGATTTACTGCTTTGATTGCTTTATGAAGGTGTGAAAGAGTCATATTCTTATTGAGATCCTGAATACCAGAATGGCAATAAGTAACTGAATCAGAAGCAATTTTCATGCCTTGATTGGTTGAGTTCTTCAAACCTTTTGGGTTATACAGAAAGTATTCTGCTGCTTTCTGTGTCAATTGAGTATTGAGATCTACGCCGCGCAGTTGCTCTGGACGCTTTTGCTCATACTCAGTAACCTTGCGAATCTTACGAGGGTCAATATAACGCAACTCGGTAAGACCTGCTGAAGGATTTTTGGGATCAATAATCTTATGATAGAACAGTCTACCGTCAACATACCATCTACGGAAGATTTCATAAGATCTATTTTCAAAATCAAGCAGGCGAAGAATGTGTTGAAACTCCTCCCTGATTAATTTTTTGATTTTTTCTGATTGCTTGAGATTAGATAGTTCTACTTCTACAGGCACATCATCAAAATTACCGCAAATTGTTTCATTTACGATATCATCAACCGCACTATCACATTCAGGTTGTAGAACCATTTCCCGATATCGGGTAATTAATTCATAATCATTACGAACAGTACCATCAAAGTCAACAGAATACCCATAGTATCCGCCACCTACAATAGGTTGCGAACCATCCATACTATCTTTTTGAACAAAAGAAGGCCCCTTAGGGACCTTCTTCGCTCTCTCTAGTGAAAATCCAAAGAGCTGCTGAGACATTATATTTAAAATTTATTGGTCCGATACTATTTATCAAGCATCCACAGTGGCATCAATTGGGGTCCAGTATTGTGTCTGGAGTTCAACTGTGAATTCTTCAATAGCGTCATTGTTACCGAAGTCAAGATCGATAGCAGCAATTGCACTTGGGAATACGTTATAGAACCTGTAAGACTTAAGGATCTTAGGCTTATCACCGTCTTTAACGTCGCGTGCTAACTGATGAACAGTCATGTCAGCGAAGTAACCAGTGCTATCATCTGCATCACCAAGACCTGCAGCGGATGTAAAGTTTTCGTTATATGCTTGAACAGAAGATGCCCACAATTCAAATGCGGATCTAAGAACGAACTTACTATCGTTCTGAACTGTGATTGTCCAAGGTTCAAACGTTCTATCTCCAGCGATCTTGAGAACACGACCTCTAAAAGGAACTTCGATAACACCAATCTGAGAAGCAGGGAGGTTTGCTGCGCGAACAGTAAACTTACCGAGTTCTACTAAACCTGCGTTATTGATAATACCTGCGGGAAATGCCAGATCAACTTGGAATAGATTAGGACGTGCAAAGTCAGATGCGACATTTGCCTTAAAATCGTCAAGAGTTCCTCTTTTTGCCATTGTTTTTAATTTGCTCCGTCTCTTCAGTTATATTTAGATAAATGAAAAATTTCAGAGGTCCGCGAGGACCCCTGAAACTTTTAGATTGTTAGGTTTTTATCAGCTTGCTACTTCAGTGAATGCAACACCAGTTCTGGTTGCTACGAATGTCAGTGTGATGAAGTTGATTGTTCTTGTGGGTTTCACGAAGATCTCCGCATAGAACTCACCACGATCAACTGCCTCAGGTGGGTTGTTGTCGCTATCGCACTTGACGAGGAAGTCAGTTACACCACGACGACCTTGTACATCACGGAGATAAGGTTCCACGATGTTGAGGAAGAGTGAACGTTGTGACTCATCATTCTGTTCAAAGAGTTGAGACTTAGCAGCACCACCGATAACACGCTCGATAGTGAGGAACAGACGACGAACGTTGATTCTGTCGAATGCGGAAGCAAATCCAAGAGCAGTCTTATCACCGAACAGGACTACGCCCTGACCAGGGAAAGCTACGATTGGGTTGACTCTTGCATTATAGAGTTTGTCGCGTTGTGTCTTAGTAGGAGTGTATGCAAGTTTGATTGCATTTCTCAAGACACCACGAGCGAAACCTGCGGGAGAGAACCAAGGCTCTGCCACTTCGGTTGTTTGAAGACAGAGACCAGCGACATCACCGTTGCAAGGTACATAACGGTATACATCATTGTACTTATCGTAAATGTACTTGTAACCAGAGTCAAATACCAAGTAAGAAGAACTAGGAAGTTGATCAAAGAATGCAACCATGTTGTCTGTGATGGTTGTGCTATTGGAAATTCCAATTACGTTTCCTCTACGAGGAGAAACGAATACCACACAGTCCCTTCTCTCATCAGCAATATTGACCAAAGAAGTAACCTTAGCGATTGCAGAAGCATCATCTGCACCAGAAGGTCCAGTAAGGATGTAGTCAATAGTTTGAGACTCAGGATCTTCGACTAATTCGTATGCACTTGCAATGTCGGTATTAGTAACACTGTAGTTACCACCAGATACAGAATAGTCAACACCACCAGTAAGGCGATAGTAATGAGTAGCGTTGTTCTTAGAACCAAAGGTTGTGCGACCATCAGGATAACCTGTAGATCCAGCAGAAGAACGAAGAACGTTGAACTGACGTGAAGCAGCGGTTAGACCGAAGTTACCATCAGCAGCAGAAGCAGTCGCTGCCATTGCACCAGTTTCATGCTTACCCCAGAAAATATATTCAGAGCGTTGCTTAACTACTTCCTTGTAGTAGTTTACTTCACCAACAGAAGTCTTAGCATCAGATGCTTTAGATACACCAATGAAACGCTCAAGAACTGCGCCAGTAGTACCTGTGACCTTACCGTCAATGTCAATAACAAGAATGTGAAGTTCGTCACGGTGACCACCTGCATTGCTTGCATAGAGTGAAGTACCAGGACGAGGTGCTACGTTGATCCACTTAGAACCAGGCAGATACTCACGCTCAGGATACTCAGGTCTTACAGAAGAAGGTGTGGAAGCGTTAGAGTTAGTATCTTGAACTGCACCAGCAGCATCAGCACTAAAGTCGATGCTACCTTTGTCCTTAGCGATATAGAGACGACGCTCAATACCATTAGCAGCAATATCACAAGTGTTA